ATCCTAGAGTCCGCCGTATAAATACCGAATTTCTGGGCGCAACTTTGCCATCGAAAAACAGAACCAGGCGGACTGTGATAAAATAATGTTATGTTAACAGGCACTACTCTATCGTTCGCGAAGCAAGTCCCCGGTACGCCGGATGCTATGGGCAACCCGGTCAATACGGTTACGAATATTGAAGTTGCTGATTGTCTTATTGCACCAATTACCGAGCCGGTTACTGCCCGGGAGCAGCAAGCCCTCGAGCAAAGCAAAGACCAGGTGCGTATCCACCTGCCGAAAACCTACACCGGCGACGTAAGCGACAGCGATGTAGTATGGGACGGCAAGACGTTCCACCTCGACAGCGATGCCGTTGTCTTTATGGCTGAGAATACGCCCGGGCGTTGGAATCGCTATCTTCGAGCGGAGGTTGTAAATGGCTAATGTTGAAGTAATCGTTATTGATTGGCTTAAGACCTTTGTTGGCGTGCCGGTCAGCGCAGAGAAAGCAAAGACCCCTCCGGTCAGCTTCGTATTAGTAGACCGAACCGGCGGCGCGCGCGAGGCTATGGTACTCGACCGGGCTGAAATATTAATCGAGGTATACCACAAGTCGTCCCGGCTTACTGCCAGCGAGCTAGCCAACACAATCGGCGATAAAATCGTGGAGCTAGAAGCGGTCAGCGACAACATTACCCATGCGGACGTAAACTCGATCGTATCACTCGACGACTTGATTGGTGGGTATCGTCGTTACCAGGTATATTGCGACGTTTACCACCGGCGCTAAACGCCTGTATAACTAAGTTGCTCAAAATGCTTGTTGTAATTAATGGCTGTATGTTATATTGAGGATAGTCAGAAAAAACGGGTTACGCCCCGGAAAGGAAAAGCGGAGATGACTAAATACTTTACAAAAGATGGTGACGACTATAAGGAAGTGGAAGATACACTTTTCACTCAATCCGAGATCGACACAAATATCATCCCTAAGCGTCTCGAGCGTGAGCGCGGCAAGTTTGCCGATTACGAAACCCTCAAAGAGAAGGCTGCAAAGGTTGATACGATCAAGTCAGAACTTGAGAGCAAGCTAGCGGAAAAAGACGTCCTCGTGGGCGAACTTACCACCAAAGTGAAAACTGCGGAGCTAGGGACTGAAAAAGTCAAGATTGCTAGCAAGTACAAGCTATCTGATGATGCACTTGAGTTCCTAGACGGCGATTCTGTCGAGGCACTAGAAGCGAAAGCTGAAAAGCTCTCAAAGCTAGCTCCTGGAGGAAAAGTAGTCGTTAAGAAAACCGGCAAACCTGCTGAAGGCGAGGCGGACGGAAACACAAGCATCGCTCGTAACTTATTTGGTCGAAACAAAGCTGACGCTTAATTCAACCTAATATTTCACAAAGGAATTTAAAGCTATGGGTAATCCGCTTTACACAGATGCACTCGACTTAGCCGCACACCAGGGCGAAGCGTGGAGCAAAAACATCCGAGGTGGCGTCCTCTCTAAACTCGCCGCACAAGATCCAACCATCAAAGTAGGTGACACCGCTCACTTTACATTTACCGGCACTCCAAAAGCCGAGCTGGTTGGTGAAGGCGCTGATAAGTCCAGCAACGATGGCACGCCTACTAAGGCAACCACCAAGACTTACACGGTTCAGGTTACTTACCGAATGAGTAACCAGGTTCTATGGGAAGATGAAGACTACCAAACCGGCATCGTCGACAAATTGGTAGCAAACATCGCCATCGCTTTGAGCCGCGCGCTCGACTTGATTGCGATTCACGGCATCAACCCTAAGACCGGCACAGTATCTGGTAACGTTAGCCAGTACTTTGCGAAAGCTGGAAACGACGTTGGTCGCGTTGTTGCAACAGCTGATCCGAATGCGGACATCGAAGCGCAAGCTGAAGATCTCCAAGAAGCGGGTCACGTTGCGACGGGTATCGCGTTCGATCCTGTCTTTGCCGGTAAACTGGCTCGTACTCGCGACGAGAACGGCGTAAAGCTGTATCCAGAACTGGGTCTTGGTTTCAATGTTGACAACTTCCAGGGACTCCCTGCCGCTGCTAGCGACACAGTATCTGGTCGTCAGGAACTCGGCGCGGAAGACGCTCGTGTTCAGTCGCTCATGGGTGACTTTAACGCCTTCCAGTGGGGTGTTGCCCGCAACGTGCCTCTAGAAACCATCGAGTATGGTGATCCAGATGGTGCAGGCGACCTTAAGCGTACGAACGAGATCGCGATTCGTGCGGAAGCCGTCCTCGGCTTTGTCATCTTCGACGAGACTGCTTTCAGCCTCATCGAAAAACCAGTTGCTAGCTAATCTCGGCTACTAACTACAGAGGCGCTCCACTTCGGTGGGGCGTTTTTGTTTGTTGTGATAAAATAAACACATGAAGAAAGCTCAAATATACCTATACAACAACCGCTTCACTGGCGAAGTCTTACCGCTCACAAAGGCGCAGGGTAAGAAGCTATCAGAGGACTGGTCGCGCATCAAGCCAGCTATAAACGAGAAAGGGCAGCGCGTGCTCCGCATGAAAATGGAAGGTGGCACAGTCGATATACTCGAAACGGAGGTGGCTAAAAATGTCGTCCCTGGATCAAAGTAAATACATCGCCGACCTGGTGGTGATCAAAACAAAAGAATTCAAAGAGGTCAAGGAGTTACTATTGGCAAATGAAATCGTCAGCGCCGATGCGGAGATAGTAAAAACCGCCCAGAGCATTGACGAGATTAGCCACGCACTGACCGACCAGCAGGCTTCTAAGTTCATAGACGTATTAGTTGCCACAAAAGAGCCGGTGCGCGGTCGTGTGTACTCTAAAAAGCGCGTGGAGCAAGCGTCGAGCTTGGTAGATGATATTAAAAGCACTATTGCAGGGTGGACGTTCTAATGGATTACTCACAATTTAATGATACGATCCAAAAAAAGGTGATGGCAGCCCTCGCTATTATTAACAACCCGGAAGTCGCGCCGGACGTGCGCCAGCTCAACCAGGAGATACTATTCCGGGAAGTCGGCGCGGCGGTATACGCCAAAGTCTACAATATGAATGCCTTTGATTATGAAATCGAGCATACAACCGGTCCGGGCATTGACGACCGGCACTTCGGATTGGCAAAGGTTGCCAGCGCCAGCGTGTCTGCAGGAGCGCTCGGGCTTGGTCTGCTGGTCCGGAATTACCTGGATACTATGGCGAGCAACGCGCAGCGGGACGCTACTCGTAATGCATCGCAGTCCGGTAAACGTGTCCGCATAATTCGCAAGGTAGTAAGCGAGTCTTGTAAATGGTGCGATGGACTAGAGAAAACATACGACGGCAGGTTTGAAGATGTTCCGGCTGATATATGGCTTCGACATCGTGGTTGCGACTGCTCAATTGTTACTGAGGGCTATAAGACTAGAAACGGTTTGCTGGATAACTACGTCAAAGACAAAGACGGCAATCGAATATAAAGGTATATGCACCCAACTTTTGAGGTAAAAGCCTATGTCGCAAAATATCGTTGAGCTAAAATTCGCAGGAAATATACCCGCAAAGAAAAACTCGCGCATAAATCGCGGCGATGGCATGAGCTTTCCAAGCCGGGACTTTGAAAAATGGCAAACCACTGCTATGCAAAACGTCCGCCTGCAAACAAAGGTTGAGTTCGCCGACCCGGTATCGATGGAAGTTATTATTTACTTTGGCAGCGACACCCGCGCCGATCTCGACAACCGGCTGACCAGCATACTCGATATGCTCGTGAAGTGCCACGTACTGCCGGACGACAAATGGCAGAACGTCCCAGCGATCGCACTGCAGGCTGAATATCGCAAAAACCGCCCGGGCGCGTTCGTGCGAATGACCGAGTTGCCCGCTGATTACCTCGGTCCAGAACTGGCGGCGACACGCGCCAAGCGAAAGCCCCGGAAACACTAGCGCTATTCGTATGTTACAATTACAATATCTGGTATAATATAAACCAATAACAACTACGCTTACGGAGCGGCAAACCCGGCTTAAAAAGGACAGCAATGCAACCACAGCCGGTAATCGATCCACGAGAACATGAAGCACAAGCAATAGCAGTTCAATTATTGCGACAGCTTAACGTATACGAACCGCAGGTTGCTAATAAGTATGCCTACTATGAAGCCGACCACGACACCCGCGACTTTGGTATCTCTACCCCTCGCAAAATGCTCCACCACCGCCCGGGTATTGGCTGGGCAAGTCGCGCGGTCAACTCTCTTTCAGACCGCGTAAACTTCGACGGCTTCGCTCGCGACTCGTTCGGAGTGAATAACTATTTTACTCAAATAAACGCCACCAGCGTTATTAGTCAGGGAAAGCACGACAGCGCAATTGGCGGTTGTGCCTTTGTTGCCGTTGTCGACAACTCCGAGGACGACCCAGCGCACCCTAAAATCCTCATGCCATTTACTGCAGAGGAAGCCACCGGCGAAATCAATCAGACGACCGGCTTGCTAAACGTTGGTCTAGCCGTTACTCGCTGGGCAAAGCCACAGCCAAGCATTACACAGCCCTCACGTCGCGTACGCTTCGCTCCTGCAGACTTCATTGTATTTACCCGGAACTTTACGGCTATATTTGAAAACCGAGCGCTATCGTTCATCGTCGACAACCCAACCGGACGTTGTTTGCTACTGCCTATGACGCACCGCGCCAGCGCCCGACAGCCACTCGGTAAATCACGCCTTACAAAGACTGCCCGCCGGATCATCCAGGAAGTCGGACGCCAAAAGCGCCGCGAGGAAATTGCCGAGGAATTCTACTCATTGCCACAGCGCTATATTACCGGTCTAGCCGAGGGCGCTAAAAAAGACCCTAAGCTCGACAGTTCAATCGGTATTGTATGGGCAATCCCTAAAGACGAGGACGGCAACGCACCGACCGTCGGGCAACTGCAGCAAATGTCAATCGACGGCTTTATTGGTGCGAAAAAAGACAAAGCCCGCGACTTCTGTGCGGAGACTGCGCTTACGCTCCGCAACCTCGGTTATGAAACCGGCAACCCAACCAGCGCCGAGAGCCTATCGGCTATGTCAGACGACCTCTTGCTCGAGGCTACAAACTGGCAGGACGAGCTGGGCAACCAGATCAAGAATATCGCCATTACCCTCCGTATGAGTATCGACGGTATCAGCGACGTGCCGGATGCTATGAACGAATTACTACCCGCCTGGAAGCCTATCTTCCAAATGGACGTCGGCGCGACCGGCGACGCTATCGGCAAAATACAAACTGCCATGCCTGAGTTCATTGGTACTGTTGCCAGCTATCGTATGCTCGGTGTTTCAATTCGCGAAGCTGAAGAGCTCGTCGAGAAACGCAAGGCACTCGCCGGTGGTCAATTTATGAATAATGGAGGGGCATCGTAATGGCTGACGGCGTAACTGTACCAGTAACATCACCCAACGCTTATGCGAACGAGGTGGATCTAACGAACTTCTGGAAAGCTCCGGACGATGCAGCCCGGGCAAACTACCTCCTGAAGCTTGCCAGCAACCGCCTGCGCCTCATTGCCGAGGATAGTGGTATCGACCTGGACGACAAGGCAAACAACAGCCCTGCGTACTTCGACACGCTCCAATGGGTAGTAATGGAGTCTACTAAACGCGCCCTGCAAGCGCCTCTCGAGGGTCAGCCTGCCGAGAGCGTCGCACAAACTGCTGGTCCGTACAGCTCGAACATAAAATATACCAATCCAACTGGCGACCTATGGTTCAAAAAATCAGAACTATCGGCTATCGGCTTAAATGGTAACCCACAGCTTTATAGCATAAGTACCTCTCGTACAGACATATACGGATCGTAATTATGGACTTCGGACAGCTATTATCCGCGTATGGGCTACCCGGCATTATCATTTTTGCTATGGGTGTTGTTATAATTGCCCTCGTTCGTCATATCGTGAAGTTGTACGACCGCCTCTTTGAGGTCCAGGAGGCGCGACGCTTGGAAGGTAACGAAGTGGCAAAAGAGTTAAATACTACACTGCAAACTTTCTCGGAAAGTACTAAAATGTTGATTGATAAAATTAAGATAGTGCGAGGAGAAAAATGATGCGCCTCATATTCTGGAAGAGAGATGGCAACTCAACTAAAAAGCAACTCGACGCTGTTGAAAAGGCGGCGGCTACTACCCACCGCAAAAATATCGAAAAAATAGTGAATAGCCGCAAAGATGCTGGTAAAGTAATAAAGGAACTGAAACGCAATAATATAACCCTCGAATTAGCAAAGGCAATCGGACACTAAAATGGACGCACAAACACTCGCAATACTACTCTTATGTCTACGCATCCTGGCAGTCTTTCTGCTCGGCGCTACTATTGTGAAGCAGGTCAAGCAACTTACAACGACCGCCACAGACTATCCAGGCGTGCGTATAGCGGTATTCATTGCCACAGTGGTACTATTCCTCGGTCAGTTTATTCCGCTCCTCCTGGACGCTGCTGTGGAGTTTGGCTCGTATTACGAGGGTCGCAATAGGACTCCGAACCTCCTGGCAGCAAGCTATTCACTCAATAACGCCACGAAGGATGCAATAATCGGCATACTCCTTGTCGTGCAACACTATCGCCCGCGCAGAAAATAGTGTTATACTACAAATAAGCAGAGCACTCCCCGGAGTAGTTGTGCCGACAATCTTCAGAGGAAACTACCATGAATGACTCAAGCAAAGTCTCGTTCGGTAAACCAAAAGCCACCGGCGCGCTATTTGTAGCACCTGCCGGGACTACTCTCCCAACTAACGCGAGTGCTTCACTCGACGCAGCCTTCAAAGGGCTGGGTTATGTTAGCGAAGAGGGGTTGGTAAACAACACCGAGACAGACGTAGAGGACACATTTGCATGGGGTGGCGACAATGTATTGTCGGGTCAAACCACTTATGCGGAAATGTTCACGTTCAATCTCATCGAAACCAACGTTGAGACTGCGAAGTTGTACTATGGTGAGGATAACGTTACTGTAGATGGCGACAACATTACGATCAAAGCGAACGGCACGCCGCTCCCTGAAATCGTATTCGTTGCTGAACTCGTTATGACTGGCGGACGCGTAAAGCGCATCGTTGTCGAACGTGGTCAGATCGTCGACCGCAGTGGCGAGATTACCTATGTTGACGGTGAGCCTATCGCTTACCCGATCACGCTTAAGGCATACCCTGACAGCGACGGTAACACCCACACCGAGTACATTGCACTAGTTGCATCGTAATCGAGCGTACATACGGCAAGAAACGCCTCCAGGGGCGTTTTTTGTTGTGTTATAATCAAGGTACTAATAAAGAATGGAGAATTAGAAAGCTATGGCTGACGAAACCACAAAAAGCACAATTAGTGAAGTAACCGTTGACGGGTATACGTTCAAAGTCGATACAGACCTTATGGACGACGTCGAGGCGTTTGAATATATCGACCGTATCGAAAACAAAGGGCAAGTCGCAGCAATCGTGCCACTCCTTACGTTCATGATCGGCGCACCGGCATACACCAAAATGAAAGCCCACTTCTCGGAGAAAGATGCAGCCGACCACGCTGCCGAGCTGAAAGAGGCGGGCGAGAAAGCCGACCCAGAGTACAAGGGTCGCTTCCGTATGAAAAAACTCCAGGAAGTTTACCTGGCAATTATTGAGAAATTCAACCCAAAAGACTAGCGCTTCTCAAGATACGTCGGGAGTATTTTGATGAACTCGAAGCGGACTTCCAACAATATTACAACCTGGATGTCGCGCTAATCGACCCGAACAAAGCAGCGCGGTTGCTCTTTCAGTTGCCGCGCGAGTCCAGGGTGTTTATCAAATACCAACCGGCGCTTCAATGGGGCTGGTCCGAAGTACTGCAGAACAAGATGGTGTACTACCTGGAAACGCTCGTCTGGCAAAAGGGATATGATCCTAAAAAGAAAGCCCAGCACATGGCGCGCCGTCCGAAGCTCTTCCGACCCGAGTTTATGCCACAGGTATCGGCAGAGGGAGAGATTAGCAAGGGGGCAGAGGTTCATACTACTGACGAAATCGACGCAATCTTGGCTCGACCGCGTAGTTAAAAAATGTATACACCCTAAAAGTTAGAGATAATTCGCGCCACGTATATACCTAAAGGGACTCTAACTTTTACTAAATATCGCCCAAATCGGGCGTTTTTAGTTCGCTTTTTGTTCGCTCCCCTACTCACCTGGAGACCCCCCCGAAAAAATACCACCCCTATAAACTTGCTGAAACGTCAAGCATAGGGAGCTGAGTAGGGGAGAGCGCCTCGCGTGCGCTATACTATAAGCATGAGTAGTGATGTATCGTTCCAACTAGACACTGAAGCCGCCTCCGAGATACTGACGACAATGGTCGCTCCAGTCATCAAACAATCGGCAGAGGCTATTGCTGCACGCGCCCGGTCAATGGCTGGCAGTATGAGCAGCGACCCTCCTGAAATAACGGTTACACAGGCAGTGGGTGTGAACAAGGGCGGTCGCGGGCAGCGCTCTATCGCCACGATCACCGCCACCGGCAAAGACGCCCACGCTAATTACATAGGGCAGCAGGCGCTATCAAAAGCAAAAGATGCTGGGCGCGTCTGATACTCCTTTATGTTATAATTTACAATATCAATACAACACGCCAACGGTTGCGGTAAAACTGGCTTAACTAAAGGGTAAAAGCAACCAAAATGGCAGACATCGGTTCAGCAACAGTCAGGGTAACGCCGAACATGACCGGCATCCAGAGCAAGATTGCTGCTGGGTTTAAAGGCTCTGCTGGTCCGGCAACCGCCGCTCTCGGCGACGAAGTTGAAAAAAACTCTGGTCCGTTTCAGGCAGCCCTCGGAAAGCTTGGTGGGTTTGCTAAGGCGGGCGGCATCGCTATTGCCGCTGGTATGGCTGCAGGAGCGGTCGGGCTAGCCACACTGACTACAAAGGCGTTGCAGTCCGGTGCGGAGCTAGAACAGCAACTGGGAGGCGCTGAGGCGGTATTCGGAGAGTACGCTGCGCAGATCAAAGCAAAAGCCGACGATGCCTATACGAACGCCGGTCTATCTCAAAATGAGTTCTTGCAGGGCGCTAACAAGATGGGGTCTCTATTCCAGGGCGCTGGCTTCAGCGTTCAGTCATCTATGCAAATGTCTGCCGACTCAATGCAACGAGCCTCCGACGTCGCTTCGATCATGGGTATCGATACAACCTCCGCGCTAGAAGCAGTGGCTGGTATGGCAAAGGGCAACTTTACCATGATGGACAACCTGGGTGTCGCCATGAACGATACGAGCATCCAGGCTTATGCGCTATCAAAGGGGATCAACAAGTCCACCTCTGAAATGACCGCCCAGGAGAAGATCGGGCTGGCGCAGCAGATGTTCATGGAAAAGACCGCCAAGTATGCCGGTAACTACGCAAAAGAAAACGACACGCTGGCTGGTAGCATAAACACCACTAAAAAGGCGTTCGAGGACTTCATGTCGACCGGCAACGTGACCGGATTCGTAAATAGCCTCGTAAATACCATAAAGATTGCCGTCCCGCAGATTATTGCCCTATTGCCTAAAATCGTCGACGGCATCGTCCAAATCGTCCAGGCTATCGTCCCAGCGCTTGCTTCAGCACTACCAACGCTCATCCCTGCCCTAATTAACGCTGTGGTGAGCCTCATACAGGCTCTGGTGGCTGCAATGCCTACAATCATATCTGCATTGCTCGCAGCGCTCCCACTGCTCATAAACGGCTTTATACAGCTCTTCCTGGCGATTGTACTGGCGCTGCCACAAATCGTTACTATGATCGCGAACGCGCTGCCCGAGATTATAAAAGCCATCGTGGACGGTCTAACCAACCCAACCGCCCTCACAGCCCTCATTATGGGCGCTGTTCAGCTGTTCCTAGCCATCATCCAGGCATTGCCGATTATTATCGTCGCCCTGGTGGATGCTTTGCCGGTCATCATAAGCAACATCGTAAAGACACTGACTAGCACGCAATTTATAAACGCCATGATACAGGCGAGTATTCAGCTCTTCCTCGCGATTATAAAAGCAATCCCGCAGATCATTGGCTCGCTAATTGGTGCTATGGGGTCAATCCTAAAAACAATCGGCGACACGCTCTCTCCTGCAAACCTCGGTCGTATTGGTACAGATATGATAAAAGGTCTGTGGAATGGTATCAAGGACATGGCGGGTTGGGTACTCGATAAAATCAAAGGCTTTGGTAGTAGCGTCATGGACGGCATTAAAGGCATATTCGGTATTCACTCTCCATCAACCGAGTGGGCGTGGGTCGGTAAAATGGACGTTATGGGCTTGGCGAAGGGTATCACCGACAACGCCGGGCTTGTAACTAAAGCCGTCGACAAACTAGCCACAGACGCTATGTCGGGCATGACAATCGCTCCGGCTATTGCTGGCATGAACGTAACTCCGGTTGATCCTGCGAGCGCGAGTGGCGCGGGTGTTGCAGCAAACGGCGGAATAACGCAAAATAATAACATCTACAACCAAGTGGATCTAGACTCCGTCAGCCGCGAGCTAGCGTGGCAGGTAAGGCGATAAAATGAATATACTATTAAACGAAACACTCACACTCAGCGCCGACCCTAACGGTGGCAACTTTATTATTAAAAAGGTAAGCGGACTCGGTCCGGCTGATATTCGCACCTCGAGCTTCCTATACAGCGGTCGCCCGGGCGGTTTGGTAACTGACCAGCAGTTAGGCTTTCGCATGGTAAGTATCGAAGGTAAAATCGGTGAGGTTGGCGGCAGCAGGGTGGATCACGCTGCAGACCGGCAAGCGCTCCTTGCTGCCCTTCCTATTGGCACAAAAATACCGGTATATATAACGAACTTTGCTGGGGAGCAATTCCGAATCGACGCGAACGTTACCGATGCAAAGGTCGAATACAGTCAGGGTGGTTACACTAGCGACTACATGATCCAGCTTACTGCTGGCGACCCGCTATTTTACAGCGTGGATGGAGGCGACGAGCAAAGTGCGATCGTCAACCGAACCCTAGACAATGGTGGATATGTCACACCTTACATTTTGCCGGTCGTATGGGACATCGGTGGTCAACCAACAATCGTCCTCAACAGCGGTAACGCAGTCGTATACCCGACAATCACTATCCACGACGAAACACACGACCCTATAATTACGAACCAAGCGACCGGCGAGCAGTTCGCTATGAGTATCAATACCAACACCGGCGACGAGCTGGTAATCGATATGCTCAATCGCACCGTCAAGCTCAACGGCTCGGACGTAATCGGAAACAAAGTCGACGGCAGTGTATGGTTCGGACTCCTGGTAGGTAATAACGCCATCCGCTTCGACACCGATACTCCGGACGACGACGGATATGCTGAAATTGTATGGCGTAACGGCGTGACGGGGATCTAACCCATGACACCTCAACTAAAATATGAATTCGAGTTATGGATCAACGGCGTAATGGTCGCTGACATTAGCAAGCTCGCCACCACCCGCAGTTATAAAATCAAGCGCAACGACAGCGAAGAGCTCGTCTTTACTCTCGACGTAAAAGCCTTCGAGAACCACTGTGTCGAAGCCGGTCGCGACCCAGAGGCTACGCTCGTGCCGTATGTTACCGACGTGCGCGTAAAACGCGAGGGCGGCTATTTATTCGGTACACAGGTGGTCGACATCAATTACACCTTCAACGAGGGTGGCGCTGATATGGTTGTAAAATGCAACGGCTTCCTGGATCTATTTCGCGACCGATATATCACAAAAACCTATACAGCGACTGAAGCGACAGAAATTGCCTGGGATATGCTAGATGAAACACAAACGGTATATGGCGACTTCGGTGTCGAACTCGGTCCGGATCAATATATAACCGGTGAACTGCGCGACCGCAATTTTATCGACCAGAATATCAAAGACGCCGAGATGAGCCTCACCGACCTCATCGACGGCAAGTTTGACTTTGCCTTTACACACGACCGCAAATTCAACACTTACGAGATGCAGGGAACATACCGACCGAACAATCGCCTGACATATCCGTACAATATTAAAAGCATTAGCACACCAAAAACAGCGCTCAACCTGTTTAATTACACGATTGGGCTTGGCTCTGGGTTCGGTGAGGAAACAGTGCGCTCGGAGGGTGGCGCAGCGCAGGACGCTGACAGCCGACTAAACTATGGCACTCGAATGCGTATTGTTAGCTTTAACTCAGTTGAGGATCAAACTGTACTCGACCAAAATACTGCAGCAGAAAACGCCCGAACAAAAGATTTACTCATTTTGCCAAAACTAACAGTGTCCGGCGAATTCCTCGACCTCAGTACCGTATGGGTTGGTGACCGAATACCTGTCGAAGTGCAGGGACACCCTAGCCTGCCGCTTAATGACGTTTACCGTATCGAGCAGATCGACGTTACTCTTGACGAAAACGACGCCGAGGACATTGCGCTCACGGTCGACAACTACGGCTTCACACAAGAGGTGTCGTAATGTCGCGCCTCGGTCTAGTACCAGAGCAGGCGTTCGCGGAGGACTTTAAGCAGCTGCGCCGCGACGTGGAAGCTATAAAAAACGCCCAGCGGGTGGGGCGCGACATCCTGAAGCCTAAAATTATCGAGTGCCTGGACGGTAGCGGCAACCCGACAGTATACGACCTTGTTTCTGTGGCAACACCGGACGGCTTCGGAGGCTATAATAACCGCGCCGACTTTGTCGCTCGTTTTACGGCAGACCACCAAGACAACCCCTGGGGCGCACCGCTATACAAGCTGATGTACGGCAGTCCAAGTACTCCAGCAACGCCCGGGCAGACGTTTGGCTTCACATACCCATACCTTGACGACTTTTTGAACGTGCCGGGAAAGGTGAGTTACTGGGGTTATTTCGGAAACAACGACTTTATGGATGCGACGCTGATCTATATCAAAGTTTATTTTTACGCAACCGACACCGGAACACTGGCTGTAACAGCGGAGAGCATACCATAATGAAGCCTGACGATTATTACAACCAACTTGGCACAGAGCTAAAAAGCATTGAGGATCAAATCCGCGAGTTAAAAAAACGCCAGCCAAACGGTACAGATACGGTGCAGACTTACGCCAATAAAAATGTCGCGTGGGATATTGATTGGACGCCAACCTGGTCCTATACGCCCGGCTCTAGCCGAGGACTAAACAAAGCGGTCATATTTGACGCCGACGAACAGGACGCGCCAATTAGCTCCATGCGCTACGAGATACTGGTCAATAACACCGACTGGTACACCCTCGGTTCGTTTGACGCGCCTTTCATGGGGCTGGTAGCAGTAAATGGCTATGTACACGATTACTTCCTGTCATACGCCGGACTAGTGCCAACACCCAAAAAAGACGGCTGGTATTTCAACGTGAGCGCCTACGCAAGTGGCACAAATATCAAGGTTCGCTTTATAATCGACAGTACAGATACTGGAACAATAACCGTACAGGATACAGCATAATGGCAAGCCGACAAGACCTCTTAAGCCTCCAGGAGCGCGTGAAAAACGCGATGGCTACTCTTGCCGAGATGAAACGCACCCCGCAGCCTATGGCGGGCGACAGCTGGGTATACTATCGCCGTATGATCGCTCCGGCATGGGACTTCGAGGTGCATGGCGTAACCGGCACGACATATAGTAAATTATTCAAGGTTACTTACGTGGTCGCGCGCCCGGAGACCGGCTTCGCGCTTCCGTTTGTAGAGGTGGACTGGGACAACCCGGTATTTCAAGGAATGTCCTACAACTGGGCGCCGGTACGGGACGATCCGTACAGCTGGTGGCTCACTGTAAAGCACGTTACTTACGACGCGTCGGCGGCTGGTATTATGATCAGGTTTAATATATTCGCGCCACAGACTGGTACAATAACTGTAACGGAAATACCATAGTTATGTTAAAATTAAAAGCAGATAAGGATATTCGAATATGAGCTTAGGAACTAGCAACAGAGACGGCGGAAAAACAAGCGAAAGCGGTCACCTTCGAGCGCTCGCTAAAATTGTAACTGGCGATATTATCACCGGACTAAACGCGGTCCAGCGTGCTGCAGGCGTGAACATGAGTGTCGATGTACAAGTCGGCGATGCATTTGTGCGCCGCTCTGATGGTACTTACGCGCACCCTGTATTCAATGACGCTGTATATAACCAGGTAATTAGCGCAGCCGACGGCTCAAACCCTCGCCGCGATATTGTTGTAATTTATGTTGATTATGGTCAAACACCAAGTACTGCAGTAAGCAACAACACCAACGGGGTGGTCAAAATTAAAGTCGTAAACGGTACTCCAGCCGGAAGTCCTGTTGATCCAAATGGCGCTGCTATCCAGTCATCCGTTGGCGCTGGTAACCCATATAGCATACTCGCCCGCGTTCGCGTTCCAGCCGGGCAGACATCAATCAGCAACTCACTCATCGACGACCTCCGCGTAATGATTACCAATAATGCTAATACTGTAAATACTGCTGCAATTATCGATGGTGGAGTCACAGCACCAAAAATAGGCACAGATGCTAGTTTTGCATGGCAGACCTATCTTCCTACAGCTACAGGCTGGTCAGCTACAACTATCCGAACAAGTAAATGGTCTCAAGTAGGCAAGACAGTAACCATTCTTTTTCACATATCAGGTACAAGTAATGCTACAGGGGCTTCAATGACCCTGCCTGTAGCAGCTAAAGCAGGCACAAATGTTTATTATGAGGGAATGCTATTATCGACAGTAGATGCTAGCACTAACCCGACTAACCCTGGTAAGGCATTTGTAGACCCAGCAACTAATGCAAGTTTATGTACTTTCTACAAAGATATATCCGGTGGTTTGTGGACAGCTTCTGGTACTAAGGCTATGCGTGGAACGTTAGTTTACGAAGCAGCATAATAGGCTATAGATGGATGTATTACCTCGTAAGCAAAAGATAAACGGTACTGAATGGGCACTCGCTCGCCAGCGTGCTATTGCTAGCAAAGACCCTGTGTGCGTACTATGCCACAAGTTTATTGACGTAACTCTACCAATGAAAGACCCGGACACCGGCGAGTGGAATGGTCTGGCGGTTGAGGTAGATCATAAAATACCCCGCGCTCGTGGTGGTCCGATGTACGAAATGGACAACCTACAGCTATCACACAGCGCCTGCAACCGTAAAAAGGGTGCGCGCATGGAGTCTGATTACGACGCCAACACCGTCGTCAATCCTTTCCCGCATTCAATCGCATGGTAATTATTGGCGTGTTATAATAAATTCAGTAACGAATAGGAGTGTCGCCATGTCAGAAAACAATCAACCAACAGCCGAGCAGTTACAAGCTGCCGCTGATGATTTCAACCAGAATTCAGATATTAAAATCAAGCCGTTCCTCGACAGCGGCAGTCTCTTTATCGAAGAGGACAAAAAGGACTGGGAACTGCAGAGCGAGTTCCTGGCGTTTGTAGAGGACGCAAAAGTCAAAGTCCGCGCCTTTCTCAAAGACAATTATGGGGTGGAGGTTTAATCATGAATGGTATTGACGTAAGTTCATGGCAACCCGGCAACGTAGTCGCTAGCGTTCCGCACGACTTCGCTATCGTAAAAGCAACCCAGGGCGCTGGCTATAAAAGCCCAACATTCGAGCAGCAACTAAACGACGCGCTAAACTCTGGCAAGGGTGGGGCATATCACTTCGACAACGGTGATGCAAACTGGCGCGCCGAGGTCGACAACTTTGTGCGTGTCATCCGTCCGTATCTTGGTCGCATTATGGTGGTCTGGGACTGGGAGGCTTCAGCTATAAACGCTGGCTCTGGTCGTTTGAGTGCTATCCTCGGTTACTTGCGCGAACAGATCGGCTTCCCGCCGGTACTTTACGCTTCAGGCTCGCCACTAGTATCTGCCGGTGGTAACAAAGCTGCTGCAGACAATAACTGCGGCGTATGGTGTGCAAACTATAACCTCGGCTACGAGACGACCGGTTACCGCACCGACCTCAAGCCATACACCGCGTGTATGATGCACCAGTACAGCTCGAGCGGACGTTTGCCAGGCTATGGCGGCAACCTCGATCTAAACAACTTCTTTGGCGACGGTGGCACTTGGGATAAGTACGCGAACGGCAACGGCGCGCCAACTCCTCAACCCGCTCCACAGCCAGCGCCCGCACCAGCACCTGCAACCGGCGGATCATACCGAGTAGTCTCCGGCGATACTTTAAGCGGTATTGCTGCAAAATACGGAACGTCATGGCAGGTACTGCAGCAAATGAATGGTCTGCCTGATCCTAACCGTATATACCCAGGGCAAGTACTAAAAGTGCCTGGTGGCGGCTCTGCGCCTGCCCCAGCCCCTGCGCAAAGCAGTGGTGGTACTTATACCGTCAAGTCCGGCGATACTCTCAGTGGTATAGCCGCACAGTCCGGTACGAGTTGGCAAAACCTGCAGGCAATCAACGGACTGCCGGACGCTAACAAAATATACCCAGGGCAGGTATTGAAAGTCCCCGGCGGCGCTCCCGCTCCAGCCCCAGCGCCAAGCGCTCAGACATACACGGTGCAGCGCGGTGACACATTGAGTGGTATTGCATCTCGCTACAACACCTCATACCAGCACCTTGCTCAGATTAACGGCATCGCAGACCCTAACAAGATCTACCCTGGTCAAGTAATAAAAATAGGATAAGGAGAATAATATGTTTGTATTTACCCTCGACCCAGCATTAGTAGTCCAGCTCGTATTGGCTGTCGTACTACCTATACTGGTCGGACTCGTAACCACCCGCGTTACTAAAGGCTCAATCAAAGCGTGGCTACTAGCTGGGCTGACGTTGGTAACCGCTCTATTGACCCAGCTTGGCGCTGCAATAGCCGCACAGACGGCGTTTGACGTTGGTTTGGCACTAATTAGCGTTATACCTGCCTTTGCCATCTCAGTGGCGACGTACTACGGTCTGTGGAAGCCTACCGGCATCGGGCAAGCAGCACAAGACGTCAATGCCACTACTCTCGTAAAATAAACATCCGGATAAACCAAAAAGAGCGCCCCTCGCACCGGCGCTCTTTTTATGTGAACACATTTATTGTACAGGTTCGTCGATAGTATTCAAACTCCGCGTGCCTTTTGCTGCCATGACAGTTTCATAGCTCCGGCTTCCCTTCTCCATATTGCAGTAATAGCACGACGGCTTCAGGTTGGCGAGATTAAAGCGCAGGCTCGGGTCGCGACTACGCGATACGACGTGGTCCAGGGTGAGCTTGTGTATATCTATACGCACCGGACACCACTCGTGTATCTGTAAATAGCACTCCCAATACTGCCCCTCGATTGGCGGCGGGTTTTTGCGTATCCAGGTGGCACGAGTAAGAAACCACCGCTTTGTAGTTTTGCCGACCTTATTTATTGGCTTGCGCGTTTGCCGGATGGCGCTGCGCTTGATTGCTTTCTTGGGGTTGGCTGGACACGTATATGGGAAATGACCCATCTGCTTGCAGTGTCTGCAGGGTTTTTTTGGAAATCTGTCCATGTGGGTAAAATGCCTCCATTCGTTTGCCCTAATTGTAACACTTGCGTTTATGTTACAATTACTACATAAACCAGAACGCATACGGGAACTACCCGGAGAAAAAGGAG